ATCTTGAGTCACTTCCTCGTCAGTCTTTCTTGTCGCTTCTTCAGATTCAGATATTGACTGCCGTATCTGATCAGCAGTTAAACCGCTTTCATTTTGCCAATAATCAGCGCCCTCGTCATCCGGCTCCCGACCGAGCTCGTCTCTGTATATCTGGGCAATCTCTTCCCGTGAAACGGTTGGCTGGCTGTAAACAATTTCAATGTCTGCATCTCGGCCAAAGCTTGAATCAGTGACGTTGCCATCCCTGTCCAATGATACATAGTCTGTATCACCTGATGTCGCAAATGTGTCGCCGCGATCATATGCTCTATCCATGGCGTCAAACTGTGCGTCAATGGCGGCCATTTCTCGGTCCATGGCATCGCCACCACCATCATCATCGCCACCGCCACCGCAAAACAGGCCGAGCTTGTATTCAAACCAATCTTCAGAAAAACGACTGCGTCTCATGATGTAGCCTTATACGTTCCACCGACATGGTTAAAACCAAGGCGCTCCAACAGAGCCCCCGTTCTATCCACATCAGTGCCAGTTGAAATGCCAATACAGACTTCTTTCGCTCCGCTCTTAATGGCCCACGACCTGAAGTCTTTGAGTAGTTTAAGGCCCACTCGAGTGCCTCTGTATTCCGGATCCACATACCAAAGATGATCTGTGGCCAATATGTCGTTGCCGAAGTAGTACGGCGTTAGGTATCCCATGATCATGCCTACAAGGTTTTCGCCATCGTAGGCGCACAATGCAAAGTGCGTGTTTGGTTTTTCAATATACCGCTTGGTGAGCCTGTGAACCTTTTCAAAGTCCCAATCAAGCTCATTAAACGCGCCCTCTTTGTACATCTGATAACCCAAGTTAGCCATGGGTACGATGTCTTCTTCTCGGACTCTGGTGTAAAACATATTACCGGTCCTTGGAAGCTTCAAGCCTTTCAAGATCTGCTGTTACGTGCGGCACAACATGCCTAAGTCTTTCTCGAGCCTCTTCAACAGGCATGTCCATTGCGCGAGCAAAGCGCTCTACGCTGATACCCAGTCGCATCATAACACGGGCAATCTGCTTATCTGTTTTGCCTCGGGCGAAGCGTCGAATGTTTTCGTCAGAAATTTCGGGCGTAACTTGTCCGCCCTCTTGGAAACGGCGAACATCCTGCATGTACTCATCGAGTGCTCTGAAATAACGTTCCATCAGCAGTCCCAAGCCCTACGGCTCCAGTAGTTGGCGCTAAACTTGTCCGTGGCCCCTTTAATGCCAGAAGAGCGAGAGCAGTAGCTCTTCTTTCTTGCTGGCTGGTCTTTCTTAATCGAGAGGTTCGGATCACCAAAGCGAACCAGCTTGACATCACTGCCCTTCTTGGCAAGCACTGCAAACTTCTTGTTTTTTCCGGGCGTACGCTTGGGTTTGTTGTAACCAGAAAACGTTTCACCGCGATAGCTCACGCGACCGGATGGTGTTTTTTTTACGTCTTTGGTTGTTGCCATATCTCTACTCGTAAAACATGTCAGTTTCTAAAAGATTTGTCATCACGAAGTAAGTGCCAAGCCGTGTGATGAACCCGCTATTCGGAACCTGAAACACATTTGCAAATGTGTCAGCCGCCGCAACGCCCTTGCACATCAGCCACCTCTTAGGTGTTGGGTCGCCAGAACCGCTGTTCGCAACATACGTACATGCCGGGTCATTAGTAATCGTGTCTGAGTTCAACATGGTAATCGTAAACGTGTTTGCGTCAGTCACCGTGATTTCATAGTTGCCTGAAGTTGCCGTGCCACCCGTACCAGTGTCAAAGCAGATGCCAACCATGTCACCTGTCGCCAAGCCATGGCCATTGTCTGTTACGGTCACTGTCGTTCCGGACTGACCATACGTGCCAGAAACTGGTGCTGTATCAGTATCAAACACGGTTAGCTTTCCTGCACTTGCAGTACCAATAAGTGAAAACTCTTTTAGCCGGTGGGGCCCGAGAACGGCAAAGCCGCTCTCACGCTTACTGACCTGATAAATTTGAGACAAGCTGTTCATGGCTTAGTCCTTATGAAGGTGTAACGGTAGTTGAGCTGTCATCACCTGCAACCCAGTTTGAGTCAGCGTCCGCACCAAGTGCGATCATTAGGCGAGAGTTGGTTGTATCAAGGACGATTGTTCCGGCAACCTTGTTTGCGGTATTGACAGCATCATCAATATCTGCAATTTCTGCGGCCGTAGCGGAAGGAACTTGAACGTATGCAGATGTAGCGTTGATACCACCCGTGATATTACCTGTAACATCACCTGTGATTGCGCCTGTAAATCCATTGTTTGAAATAACTGGACCTGAAAAAGTTGTGTTAGCCATGTCAATCTCCTGTCGTGGCAAGTGTCAGCATAATGCTGTCAGGATAAAAAAGGGGCCCAAAGGCCCCTCTATTGTTTAGTCAGCTCCGGGTGAACCGAAGATGCCTAGTGGGTCAGATACGCCGAAGCTGTAACGCTCACGCGCTTTGTAGCGCACGTTTCCAGTATCGAAGTCTCCGTCCATAGATGTTTGCATTGGAGTACGCACAAAGTGCTTCATTCCGTTTGGTACATCTGTGGTCAAGAAGAACGCATCGTTGTCAGTCAAGTAATGGTTGACACGATAGCCTTCTGGGATTGACCCGTTGTTGCGAAGCGCGTTGATATCGTTGTCCGCTGTGCCAACACGCAGATCTGTTTCGAGCAAACGAGTTGCAACGAACATCAATGCAGGTGGAACAATCAGCTTACGAGGACGTGCGGCGATCAAAAGACCACGCTCGTCAACATATTGAGAGATATCAATAACAGCTTGCTCTAACGAAGTTTCGTTCAGGTCAGACGCTGTCTGAAGACGGTTACGGTTTGTTCCACCAGAGACTGTTGGGTGTGCTGTTGAGAACAGCGTTACACCATCGCCAGACTGGAATGTGTCGAAACCGTTGTTCAACAGTGCCGCCGCCTTTGTCTGCTTTGTGTACGCCATTGCACGTGCAAGTGCCTTGGTGTAACGAGCTGACAATGCGTCATACAGGTTGTCTTCCATCGCTTCTTCAGTGACAGAGAAACCCATTGCAACTGTTTCGTGGTTGTAACGAGCTGTGAAAGACTCTTGCGCTGAATCGTAAGAGATCGCTCCACCCTCTGGCTTAACCGGTGCGGCACCGAATCCAGAAAGCTTTACTTCTTCTTCGAACGAACGCTCGGAGTTTTCAGTTTCATAAATCTCAGCATGCTCGTTTTCGTACTTTTCGTACTCAAGACCGAACAGTGCGTTGAGGCCGGGTAAAAGCTCCTTGAGGAGCTGGGCGCGTGAAATAGCCATTATCTAGCTCCTTATACAGACGCTGGTGCTTCGTTCGTTGCCAACTGGTGGAACGATGAAACATTGTTGAACTTACAGACGAACACTGGGAAATCTGATCCAATCTCTTCGCCCTTTGTACCACCACGATAGTCAACGATCTTGAGCATATCAGTGTTAGTGGTTCCGATTGCAGAAATGTCCAATGCAATGCGAGACTGCTTGAATGTAGTATTCGGTGCAGTGTTCACGATTGGAGCATTACGGCCATACACTTCCCTAGGGTTAGCGATTGAGCCATCTGCTTGAATTTCGAACAACACGTTTGGATCTGCAACGACATACGCGACTGCGTCTGATGCAACAGTTCCTGTTGGCCAAAGTGAATCTTGGCGAAGCTGTCCTGAAGTTGGGTCTGTGTACTCACATCCCACGAAAATACCAACAAACAGAACGGCAGTGTCACCATCTTCACCATCTGTCATACGCTGGATTGTGATCTCGTCACCCTGATCTACGAGCTGTACAACATCACCAAAAGCGATGTTTGCCGCGTATCCAGATGCAATCGGATACTGACGGAATGGCTCGAGAGATCCTGAGTCGAGACGACCAATTGGGCGAAGCCCGAAAGGTGCGGCTACTGAAGACATAATTCTCTCCTTAATGTCTTAATTAAACGGCACCCTTGAGCACAATGCTTAGGAGTTACCGCTACCAAAAGATACCTTTGTCGAACGCTCTGGTCTGAGTAGAGGCATGCGTGGATCATTCTCCCGCATGTAATTGTTTTCTACTGATTCCATTTGACGCTCATTAATTTCTTGGAGGTACTCTTTGCGTGCTTCGACGCTCTCTGAACTGTTCTTGCACAGCAAAAGACCTCCGACTTCAACATTGCCCTCGAAGCGAGAATCAATGTCGGACATAACCTGTAGCTCTGGATGGTCTTCAGCCTTTACAGGCTCCCAACCTTCTCGAAATTTTGCAGAGACATTGGTGTTATCTGCCTGACCAAGCATTGATGTCCGAATCCAACGGTACGAATATCCGTCCTTAGACTCTGGAGTTGGAATGCGTGATGCAGGTTGCCAAAGTTTTTTACGCTCAGTCTTTTCTCGGGTCTGAGATTCCCGTGGTGTACGATTGCTCATACTGCCTTCTCCTTGAGTAATTGCGCCGCATATTGTTCGGGTGACAGCCCGAGTCGCTTGGCGAGTGCGACCTGTGTATTTGTCAAGGTTATTTTGCGCGGTGACTTAGAAGATCTACTTGCGGGGGCCACCACGGTTCCCCGATTCTGTCTTGGCTCATCGAATTCATTCGGGAATGTACCTCGAATTTCTTGGTCGATGCGCTCATAATATTCTGGTGAGCGAGGGTCAATACCCTCAGAAACAAGCTCGTCATGAACTCCCATGGCAAAGCTTGTCATCTTTTTGTTTTTGCCAAACCATGGGTTGCGCTGGGCCCACTCAACCGCTTCATCATCTGGCTTAAACGATTGCTGTTGTTGCTGTGGCTGTGGCTTAAAGTTAGGCGCAGGATTTGATGGCCGTGCTCGCTTTGGCTTGTAACGGTCGTACTGAAGCTTTTGTGCCGACAATTCAGAGAGCTTTGACTGAGCCTCTATGATGGCGTCAGTGTCTCCGGTTTCGTAGGCTTGCTTGTAGGCGGCTTTTGCCCGGTCCAGTTCGGCCTGTACGCGGGTCTTCGCTTGATTGACGAGTGCTTCCTCGCCCTTCGACAGCTTACCCTTAAGTGCTTCATTCTCTTCATAAAGCTTCTTGGCCGCCTGAATTGCTTCTTCACGAATCCGCTCGGCTTCTTCTTTCGCTCGGCGTTCTTCGTGATACTCGAACCGTAACTTTTTGATTCGGTCTTGAACTTTTCCTGAATAATCAGCCAGTTCATCATCGTCTGGAACTTGAGGCTCATGCCCCTCCGGACGGCGTGGACGGCCACGATCCTCTTTAGGTGTGTCGTCTACAATCTCTACCTCAAACTGGTCGTCAGTTTGAACTTCTACTTCTTGTGTGTTTTCTTCGCTCATGCTCTCTCGATACCTCGTGGATCCTCAACAACAGCCTCGACCGAATCATCATTGATGAGCCGGAATTCTTGGCCTTGGACTTTAAACCGGGTTCCTGTATAGGACCGGAAAATGACCCAGTCACCTTCTTTGCAGTAGGGACCAGTCGGGAACTTGTCGGTATCGTAATATGCGTCTTTACCCATTTCGATCACGTAACCGAAAATAGAAGCCGTTGATTCTTTGGCGCGATACTCGCTCGCGATGATAATACCACCCTCGGTGGTTTCGTCAATCTCTGGGCATGCGACAAGGAGTTTATATCCTTGTGGAACGGGAAGAGTCTGTTCGAGCTCTTCGGTCATCTCAAAATGTTTGACCTGCATTTTTTCCTCGCTTACGGTTTAGGTCCGCAGTACCTTGCGTCTAAGACGAATTTTTTACTGCTTACAGTATACCATGGGTTGACAGCCTATTCGGCGCCTTCAACCTTTTCTTTTAGATCAAGAATTTCACGCTCAACCACAGCCAGCGCTTCGATTTGACCACACAATTTTTGGTACTGGTCAAACGACTGGCAACCACCGCCTGCCATATGATCAGCCACTGCGTTCATGTGTTCACGGATCTTGGTTGAAAGGTAATCCAACTCACTCATTTGCGTCTCCTTTTTCTGCAATATGCTCTGCGATCTCAACGCCTAACTTGACGCCTTCGATCTGTTCTTCTCGGTCAAGCTTGTCTTTTTCGGTCGCAATCTTGACACCCAAGCGGGCACCTTCCTGACGCTCTTGCGAGGCCAAACGGTCACGCTCAAACTCTCGGATCTCTTCTTTGTTGACGAGGTCTGCCTGTAGCTTGGCCACATCCATATCTCGCTTGTGATTAAACTCTGCTTCCTTGAGTGCGATTTCTCGTTGTTGAATCTGAGTGAGCGGATCTTTTTGTTGCTCTTTTGCTTTCTTTTGAGCCATTTCCGCTTGATTCGCCTGTAGCACTTTTTCAGTGGCTTCAGAGATAAGTGGAGCAAGCTCACGCTCCACATCTTCAGGGAGAAGAGCTTCCTCTGCGGGAAGAGGAACACCCAATTGTTTTTCGACTTCTTTTCTGTACTGGAATGCAACGTGTTCTGTGACATGCTCAATCATCGCCCCTTCGATTGCCTTGGCAAACGGTGACTGGCCAACAAGCTCCCGAATCTTCGGATCTCTCATCATGGCCATGTGTGTCGCAATATGCGCTTCATGGTCCTGATATGCAAATGCCTTCACAGGCTCTTGCTTCAGCATCATCATGTTTTCTGTCACTGGGTCGTGCGGCTGAATGTCTTCAGGCAACTTCACAATTTCTTCGGCGTTCGGAATCGACAGCGTTTCAAGCATTTGCCGATGAAGCATGCCCAAGTTGTACAACTGCGGAGCCTGCTGTGCCAACTGAAGCGCGGCTTGGTATGCAATGATTCGCTGTGACGTGGTTGCCGCGTTCGGATCAGATACAGGGATGACATCAACACGTTTGTCGAAATCATCGACACGCGAGAACTCACCTTCAAGGTCGTACTCATACTGCGCTGACATGTGGTCATGGATGATCTCTGACAGAATACGCAGTTCTTTTTTAAATGAGTTATGGATTCGGGCTTGAACCCCAGACATCACCTTCAGTGAGCGCTCTAACAGCGCAAGTGTCGTCCCGACTGGTGCGTTCTGATTGGCCGAAGAAATATCGACATCCGCCACCGAACCGATGCGGCGACCCTCGTCCACGATATTGCCAAGTAAATTATAAAGAACACTGGACGGCTCCTTGTATGGAAGCGGGAAAATGTTGTCCTTGATCGCGCCTCCGGGAATATCAACATCCCGGAACTCGCCCGGCATCAGCGGCGAATCGTCCCCTTTGATTCGTAACCCGCGGGCCTTGAGGCCTGCTGGCAGGTTGGAGAGTGTGCCTGCATCCACAAGCTGACGCAAGATAGAGGTCGCAGACTTAGCCAAGCCACCAATAAGATGGATAAGGCCAGTGCCGTAGAAACCAAGGCCGGGTAGATAACGATAATGTACAAAATGCTGTCGCTTTTCTTTCTTGGGGTCATCTTCGTACCAGTTACGGCGGATTGAAAGAATTGTTCGGGATGACTTATCTATCGTAATAACATAAGGACGGGCAATCCCATCAGCATCTCCAAACGGTTCTGGAAGATCATAATCAACGTGCATCTCGAGAATGGTGTGTCGATCATCGTCCTCAACTCCATAAGGAGTTTCACCTTCGAGCTCATCATACTTTTCCTCAATGTCGGAGTATTCTGGCGCAGGATCTGGGAGATCTACGTCACGGTAGAACCCGTTGACCATCATCTTATGGATTTCGTTCGGGCTCTTCTTCATCACATGGGTGTAGCGCTCGGCCGTGACCAAGTCCGCGGCACCATATGAAACGACAAAATCTTCAGCAGGAACGAACATGGCAACAGCACGCTCCAGCATAGGATCATAATACACCTTCTTGAACGCCGATCCGGCCAGTGGCAGTTTGAACAACATCTGCTCAAACTCATCACGGTACTCGGTCATCTTCTCGGTGAGCTGGTAATTCATCTCATGTTCAACACGAGACGCCTGCTTAATCTTGGATTCGTCAGCATTGCCAACGACCTTGGTGCGGACTGGACCGCCCGCTGGGAATAATTCAGTGATTGCCTGTGCTTGAAAGCGAACAACTGATTCAGTCAGGACGGGGTGAAATACACCGCAGGCTCCGGGCCATGGCTGGTTTCGGTCTTCAACTTTAAGACCAAGTAAATCAAGACCTTTGACATAAGCTCGGGCCCAATCTTTACGCGATTCTTTGTCACCGTAAAACTGCTCAACTAACTCAGAGCCCATCTCTTGCAGTTCACCTTCTTCAAGGAACTCTGCAAAGTTGGCATCATGGTTTGGACCCATCAGGTCTTCTTGCATCTCGGGGTCGAGAACGATGGTCATTGAACCGTCTTCTTGTTCAACAGTCACCGCGTCTGGGTTGATCACTTCAAGTTCGATTTCGGGATCAGTCGTTGTCTCAACTTCGACAACGTTAGTTGCTTCCATGGGCTTTTCAATTGCCATCAGTAATACTCAACCTTTTGCTTGTATGTTGATTCGTCATCCCAGTCATCCATGGTGCTTCGAATCCATCCACCTTGACGAAACCGGAGCAATGCCTGAGACATCGAATCCACTAAATCATCGTGGTCCCCACTTGGGAACGCGGCACTTTCTTCAATTAACTCATCCGCCCAACGGGTCGGTGGTGTCCACACCACGCCAGACGCAAATAAATCTGTAATTGCGTTCACACGGGCAATCTTATCTTGTCCACGTGACGGTGTAAATTCGGTGACGGGTATACCCATCGCCCGCAATTCGAAGACCAAAGGTGCACCAGACGCCTTGGCCTCCACGATCATTTGATCGGGCTCCCATTCCCAGTAATGCTGATGTGCGAGTTTTTTCAGCTCAGGGAACTCATACTTGCCCTTGAATGAATCCAATAATATCAGATTCGGGACCTCTTTACCCTCGTCATTAGGATGATAAAACACGCCCCACGTGGTGCAGGCTGAGTAGTCAGAGCGCTGGGTTTTCAAAAAAGCCGTGTCCCATGACTGTATGATTGCCTCACATGGTGGGGGGTTTGGGTTATCCCACGTGCGCCACCACTCGCGCTTGATGAGCGCCCCTTCTTCGGACGTTGGGTCTTGCTGATACTGAGCCTGCCATTTTGACACAGGCAACTCGGCCTTAAGTGCGTCCAACTGAGGGAGCGGCCAAAACTCAGGCCACAACGGCTCACCCGATGGCATGATGGCAGGGAACTCAATTACCTCCCATTCATCGGATCCTTCACGCTCGGCGGACTTTTTGAGAATTTGCCCCGTAAGATCGCGGACTGACCAGCGTGTCATCACGATAATAATCGACCCGCCCGGCTGTAATCGCTGTCTCGGGCCAGATGTATACCACTCATACACCTTGTCATACACTTCAGGGTTGTACGCACCGACTGCGGCGTCTTGTTCTGAGTGCGGATCATCAATAATCAGGACATCGGCGCCCTTACCGGTCACCGCACCGCCCACACCAATCGCAAAATAGTCCCCGCCTTTGGACGTTGCCCACCGACCGGCGGCTTTAGAGTCCGCAGACAGGGATAATTCGGAAAACACGTTCTTATAGTCGGGGTTATCGACCAAGTTACGGACTTTACGCCCGAAATTCACCGCAAGTTCTGCGGTGTGTGCGGTCTGAATCACCTTTTTTGCAGGAAATTGCCCTAAAAACCATGCGGGGAACAGGTATGAGGCGAATTCAGACTTGGTATGCCGGGGTGGCATGTTGATAATCAGGCGTTTGAGCTCACCGTTTGCCACACGTTGGAATGCATCGGCCATAATTCGGTGATGTCGGCCCGCAATAAACGCAGGCCAGACCTGCTTCACAAACTCAATGAAGTCCGTCTGGGCAAGCTCTTTGTTTTTGACTGTCTGGAGTTCATCAAACAGCTTGAGAAGCTCGCGCTGTTCATCCGGCGACATGCTCTTAATCTGTTCCGCGTAATTCGACAGGTCGATGCTTGTTTTCTCCACGCTTCAAAGCCTTCTTTCGGTCCTTGAACTGCTTGGACTTATTGAACATCCACGCAGTTTTCGCAACTGGATTAACCCTGAGAGGACTGAATGACCGCATGCTTGCCAACCTCTAACATGTACACCATGTCAGATGATTTGCCTACGGACGAACACAACGTGAATTCATCATCACCGGTAAAACCAACCAGAACGACACTTTCGAAGTTAAATTCTTCCATGGCGTTCTTGAGCATTTCATTCGGATCGATGTCGAGCGTGGTCTCACCGGGGAAGTTAACGATATTACTCATCGTAGTACCCGTACATGTCGCTCAAGATTTCTTCCACGGCTTCGTGGAGCTCCGCCCGAGCCTCTTCTTTGGGTTTGCCATGGTGAACTTCGGCCGGTTCAAACACGGTCTTAATGAAGTTTGTCATGGCCTCAACGACCACATCGGGATCTGAAACAGGTAGGCTAATGGTCTGCTCGAACGAAGACGTTCCGTTCTCGTAGTGGATACTGAAGTACATGCTGTCTCCTTTGCGTCCCCCTGAAAGAACGGGGCCCAAAAGGACCCCACAAGAGCAACTGGGAGACGAAATCTT